GATCATTTACCTAGGGGAAATGTTGAGCTGGTTATCACACCAATCACCATTGTTCTGTAGGCATTTGACTGCATGTATAGAGATTAAGCGTCATTCGGTCACTCCGATGTCATGGAAACAGTGGTAACCCCCGTTGTAATTAGCGAGCGTCGGTAAGTTTAGCACCTTGCCCTCGGGGATCGGGTAATGTTAGTGCGTAAGAGCAAAATTCGAACGTAGACATTGCATATAGGGACTGTGAAGTCAGTCATAGTGACACGCGACGGTGGGGCGTGTCAATGGGGCCTTTGGTGGTCCTTGAGTTTCAGCCTCAACACTCTGGACAGTTGGTACTACTGTAAAGTACCACCCCTTCTTTTCTGTGCAGTATGGCCACAATTACAGGAAATAACGTTTCGGGATCGGGTGTCATCACTCCGGTCCCCCAAAGCCAATTTCGTCAAGCGACTTCACTGTCGTGGTCGAATAGGGTAGACACCACACTACCCGCGTCGCACGTTGTTCACGCTAGTACCATCACAACAGTTTTGTACCCATCGCTAACGGGGTACGAAACAAGAAGGGTTAACAGTCAGTACGCGAGGCACGGTACAAGTAATCCTGTACCGGGTACGACTGTTAGGAAAAGAGAAGTGACGCTGTCACTTGGTTGGTTTCAACGTTTAGCGTTGCTCTTCGGACCATGTTGCTGTGTACCTGATGACATTTATGTCGATATGGAACAAGACAGAAACATTGTGGAGGAAGTTCACGATTCAATGTTGGAACTGCAAGCCAACCAACACACAGCGGAAGATAATGCGAATATCTTTCTTAACCCCAAATCAACAATATCCATTCTACCGACTGGGAGAGTCCAAGTGGCATCTCACAGCCGAAGGGTAGAAGTTCAACCACGTTTCGTTGCGCAAGTAGTTACAGCATTGAGGATGAAGTTAGGATTGGGTGCGAAAGACCGTTCAGTTCCAGGGAACGTAGCATTGGTGAGGAGAGAAGCAGCAAAATTGATGCGCCACTGGAACGTGCGCGACACAGATGCTTCTGTTCATTTACGTTGGGTCGAGCGTTGTTTCTTTGAAGATGACACGCACGATGCCTTGCCTGAGTGGAGAGCAAGGGCCGTCCAAAAGAGTTGGTTCGTGAAATGGGTGTTTGGTAACAAACAGCCGTCTTACGACTTCTAGGGACGCCCTCTCAGACACTCAGGCGTCAACACTTCACATACTTTAACCGCAACAGAGTTGGCATCTGCGAATTTAGAAATGAAAGATCCGCGGTTTTGGGATCCGAAGGTTGACGCACCACGGCTGATTTATTCAGTCTGTAATGGGCAACCAACAAAAGTGAGGAGTTACACGGTGGTATCCGGTGTAACCACAACCTCGGGATTGGGGGTTTACAATAACACAATCCAAACTGTGGAACGCGCTCTTTTGGAACGTTACTTTATGGTTAAGACACCAAATGGTTTTCAACAACCTTTGGTGCCACAGCCAAAGGTTTACGAGGGGAGAGGATTCACGAGATTTAAGAAATTGGTGGTAGATAAGGTTCGTCCAGTAGCGACCGTGTTATCAGAAGCAGAAGTAGTTGCTCTATATACCGGTCCCAAACGACGAATTTATGAAAACGCCATGATCAGTTTGTCTCGAGAAAAACTCAACATAGAGATGCGAAGGTGCGGCCTTTCGCTAAGTATGGTAAGGACGACTTAGGGAAGGCACCACGCATCATCAATCCGCGTACTCCACGGTACAACTTGACGGCTGCAAGATACCTGAAGAAAGCAGAGAAACAGATGTACAAAGCAATAAATCATGCTTTTGGTAAAGCTTCTGACTTCACGGTGATCAAGGGCCTGGACTGCTATGAATCTGCGCGTGTGATTCGTAGCAAATGGGAGTTGTTCTCCAACCCGGTCGCAGTCGGGTTGGATGCAACAAAGTGGGACGCACACGTGTCACGTGCAGCACTCGAGTATGAACATGAATTTTACAATGACGTGTTTTATTCCCGACTACTGCTCAAGTTATTAACTTGGCAGCTGCTGAACCGTGGTCGTGCGTATTGTGATGATGGAACTGTTGATATTATCATGGAAGGAACGAGGTGTTCCGGTGATATCAACACATCCATGGGTAACTGCATCTTGGCTTGTGCCTTGGTGTGGGTTTTTTGTGATCGAATTGGGATTAAAGCTGAGCTTTGCAACAATGGTGATGATTGTGTCATTATTATGGAGGAAAGTGATTTAGCTAAATTCCTCTCAGGAGTGCACAACTTTTACAATCGGTGCGGTTTCCGTATAGAAGTAGAGAAACCAGTGTACACTTTTGAGCAGATTGATTTTTGCCAAACGCGCCCAGTTTTTGATGGTCAGCGGTGGCGCATGATGCGCAATCCGTTGGCATGTTTCAAGAAAGATGGTATGTGTTTGGTTCCCTTATCAAACAGCAAGACCTTCCGCAAATGGATGGGTGCTATTGGTGAGTGTGGTTTGGCCGCGGCGTCCGGACTACCAGTGCTACAGAGTTGGTATAACATGTTCCTTCGGAATGGAAGAAATTCCTCGAAGAAGTTCCGTAACCATCTGTTCGCTCACACCATATACGGCACTAATTTTGCTAAAGGACTGGGTAAGGCTAAAGTCACAGAGATCACAGAAGACGCCCGAGTTTCCTTCTTCAACGCTACCGGTATCACACCGGACTTACAAGTAGCATACGAGCAAGTGTATGATTCTTTTACTATTACAGATGAATTCGGTGTATGTGGTGAGAACTATGATAGTCCTCTCATCCCCATCATTGATTTGGCGCCTGTCATTCTTAGTAATTAGAATAATCCACAATGCCAGTAATTATTAAGAAGAGTAAGAGCAAGAAGAAGAAACAAACAAAACAATCACAACCCACTAAACGGGAGCTAACGCGTCTTGGAGGCGCGTTGAGAGCGCTGGGGGGTTTAGCAGGGGGAGCGATCGGATCGACAATTGGTTTCGGCGGTGCAGGGGCATCAGCTGGCACATCACTAGGAGCAAGCATAAGTAGATGGCTTGGTTCTGGTGATTACAAGGTCAGTACTAACTCAATAGTCAACCGGTCGCTCAAGTCGAGCGATGGTATACCGTCTATGCACTGTAGCAGTCAGACAATCGTCGTACGTCACAAAGAGTTCGTCACTGAAGTCCGTGGCAATACTTCATTTACTGTCCAGAACAGTTTTTCTATCAACCCAGGGAATACACAACTTTTCCCATGGTTGTCAAGTCTAGCTGCTAAGTTCCAGGAGTATCGCATTAAGGGTTTGGTGTTCCACTATGTACCATCATCAGGTGCAATCTCTAGTGGATCGTCAGCCTTAGGAACAGTGATGATGCAGACGAGTTACAGAGCCAGTGATTCGCAACCACTAAGCAAATCCGAGATGCTGAACGAATATTGGTCGTCAGAGAGTGTTCCAAGTGAACCATTCTGTCATCCAATTGAGTGTGATCCGAAGGAGAATCCTTTCAATGTGCAATATGTGCGTACTAAGAATCCTCCATCCGGTGACTCTATTCTGATGTACGACCTCGGTATGACGCATATTGCGACTAGCGGTCAGCAAACAACTGGTACAGTGCTCGGAGACTTGTGGGCAACATATGAAATAGAGCTAAAGAAGCCACAAGTCCAATCAAGTGTCACGACACCCTACAGTAGTGGCTCGATATTTTTCAGTGGGGGTTCAATAACTAGTTCCGACCTCTTCAATGGGGGAGTAACCAAATATGGCCCCATGGATTTAGACGCGAGCGTACGAACGCTGAACCTTCCAGTAGGTTTGAGTGGTTATTACTACGTAACATTACACATTCCAGCAACCACAACCTTTTCAGCAGTTGATTTGTCAGGTACTATTATGTACATCAATTGTTCGGCAGCAAATCTGACCCCTACAGGGACAACTTACTACCGAACAACGCTGGCTGGCACCACACCAACACTGAACCAAGCTTTCGCTATGTATGCAATATACATACCCGACCCAAACTACGCTGCGAGACTAACATTCGGTCTTTTCCTTTTAACCGGAGCAGCAACGACTTGCCAGGTCCATGTCACACCTTACATTGTAGAATAGTCAAGTTAAATGGGGCGCTAAGTATTGAATTCCGAATCAATCCCCCATCAGCGCAAACAAATAAATAGTAGTAGAAGAAAACGCGGCGCATCGCGTGCAATTTAGGACAACCCAAGGATTGGATCTTGGATTGAATTTCCACTTTCAACGAAGTCTAGTTGATCGTACCAGGAGAAGCCGTAGCAACGTAATACCGTCCCAATTGGTATGTGTCATGGACAAGGCACATGGTGGAACCGATTGACTCGAAAAG